AAAGAAGCGCACGGACAATACGAATACATTCCTTTATTAAAATTAATTCTAAGAAATATCAAATTAGGCGTTTACGATAGAACAATAGTTGAAAAATATCACAAGTCAGAGATTAAAAAATTAAACACTTGGATCAAAAGAGATAGAGATTTAGATTTCACATACGCAGGACTGAGACAGGTAGTGGACAAATACCTTGTGCAAGACAGAAGCACAGGTGAACTTTATGAAACTCCACAAGATATGTACATGATGATTGCGGCAACACTATTTGCAAACTATCCTAAGAAGTCTAGAATGAGTTATGTAAAAAAATATTATGATGCAATATCACAATTTAAAATAAACATACCAACTCCGGTAATGGCAGGAGTAAGAACTCCTATTAGACAATTTGCTTCTTGCGTTCTTGTAGATAGCGATGACACTTTACCAAGTATCTTTTCAAGCGATATGGCAATAGGTTTATATGTTGCCAGAAGAGCAGGCATAGGAATCAATGCAGGACGTATCAGAGGTATCAATAGTAAAATAAGAGGAGGGGAGGTCCAACACACAGGAGTCATTCCGTTCCTTAAAAAGTTCGAAAGCACTGTGAGATGTTGTACACAGAATGGTGTGCGTGGCGGTAATGCAACCGTTCACTTTCCAATATGGCACCAAGAGATAGAAGACATACTTGTTCTAAAAAATAATAAAGGAACTGAAGACAACAGAGTAAGACGTATGGACTATTCAATCCAAATGTCTAAATTGTTCTATGAAAGATTTATTAACGAAGAGGATATCACTTTATTCTCTCCACACTCAGTACCAGGATTATATGATGCCTTTGGTACAGACAAGTTTGACGCACTCTATAAGAAGTATGAAAAAGATAAGAGTATTCCTAAAAAGACTATCGCGGCACAAGAACTGTTCGCAGACTTGTTAAAAGAAAGAGCCGAGACTGGTAGAATCTATATAATGAACATAGACCATTCAAACAGTCATTCTAGTTTCAAAGACAAAGTATCTATGAGTAACTTATGTCAAGAGATTACATTACCTACAACACCTATCAAAGGCATAGATGATCCTGATGGAGAAATAGCACTTTGTATATTGTCAGCAATCAATGTTGGTGCGATAGGAAACTTAAATGAATTAGAAACTTTGTGTGATTTAAGTGTAAGAGCATTAGACGAAATTATAGAATTACAAGATTACCCTGTGAAAGCGGCAGAAGTATCTACTAAATCTAGACGTTCTTTAGGCATTGGATACATTGGGTTAGCACACTATCTCGCGAAGAACGGTGTTAAGTATTCAGATCCAAAGGCGTGGGAGTTAGTAGATAGACTTTCAGAAGCATTCCAATATTACTTGTTGAGAGCAAGTTGTGATATTGCAGAAGAAAAAGGCAAGTGTTCAGCATTTGATAAAACAAAATATGCAGATGGTTTACTTCCTATTGACCATTACAAAAAAGAAGTAGATGAAATTGTTGTACACAAACAGAGAATGGCTTGGGAGACTTTAAGAAAAGATATTTTAAAATACGGCTTAAGACATTCAACACTATCGGCTCAAATGCCCTCGGAAAGTTCTTCCGTTGTTAGTAACGAAACTAACGGTATAGAACCTCCAAGAGCACTCCTATCAATTAAAAAATCTAAAAAAGGTCCATTAAAACAAATAGTTCCAGGTTTCCCTAATTTAAAAAACGCATACACTTTGTTATGGGATATGGGATCCAATGAAGGATACATTAAGATTGTATCTGTAATGCAGAAATATTTTGATCAAGCAATATCAGGTAACTGGAGTTATAATCCATTGCAGTATGAAAACAACGAAGTACCATTATCAGTAATGGCGCAAGATATGTTGATGGCATACAAATACGGTTGGAAAACAAGTTATTATCAGAACACATATGACTTCAAAGGCGAGGAAGAAGATGTACAACCTTCGGGTATTGATGCTCCAGTGATTGGGAATAAATCCCATGTTAATGGAGAATATGTAAACGGTGAAGCACACGTCAACGGTGAACACATAAACGGCGAAGCAAAAGTAGAGCAACAACTTCAGGATTTGGAAGATGGAGAGTGTGAAGCCTGTACAATTTAAAGTTGACTTAATCCAAAAATTTGTTTATAATTGATAATTAATAGGTATGGCGAAAACAGTTTTTAATAGAAAAGATATAGACTTTACAAAAGAACCTATGTTCTTTGGTGCAGATCAAAACGTGCAGAGATACGATGTATTCAAGTATCCGCAGTTTGACAAACTAAACCAAACAATGTTAGGTTACTTTTGGAGACCTGAAGAAGTGTCTTTGCAAAAAGACAGGGCCGACTATGCAAGTTTCAGACCAGAACAAAAACACATATTCACATCTAACTTAAAATATCAAACACTATTAGACAGTGTGCAAGGTAGAGGACCATGTTTAAGTTTCCTACCATATGTTTCCAATCCTGAACTAGAAGGATGTATTGTTACTTGGGACTTCTTCGAAACAATTCATAGTAGAGCATACACGCACATCATGAAGAACGTGTATTCGGATCCTACTGAAGTATTCGACACAATATTAAATGATCAAGAAATTTTAAAAAGAGCGGTATCAGTCACAGAAAACTATGACAGGTTCAGCGAAATGGCACAGGACTACACAGTCAAAGGCAAAGGCGACATTGATGAATTGAAGAAGCAATTATATCTTGCAATGGTCAATGTTAATCTACTTGAAGGTTTAAGATTCTATGTATCATTTGCTTGTACATTTGCATTCGGTGAATTAAAACTTATGGAAGGTTCAGCAAAAATACTTTCATTGATCGCTAGAGATGAAGCAACACACTTGAACTTATCCACACACGTTATCAAAGCATGGCAAAAAGGTGATGACAAAGGCATGAGCAAAGTTATCAAAGGATTAGATAAGACCGTGATTGAAATGTTTAAGAAGTGTGTAGAAGAAGAAAAGGCTTGGGCAAAACATTTATTCAAAGACGGTTCAATTATTGGACTTAACGAAAGACTATTAGGCACTTATGTAGAATGGATTGCAAACAAAAGATTAAGAGCATTAGGTTTTGATCCATTATATGATGTTGGTGCTTCACAAAATCCTTTACCTTGGACGCAACACTGGCTATCATCAAAAGGTCTTCAAGTTGCTCCACAAGAAACTGAAGTTGAAAGTTATCTTATCGGTGGAATTAAACAGGACGTTAAAAAAGGACAGTTCAGCAAGTTTAAATTATAATGAATCAATACGAAGGCATGAATGGTTTGGAAGTTTTATATACCATTCTCTTTGTAGAATGGGACAAAGGTCTATGGGGCATTATACTTTTAGGTTTGATAGTGTTCGCAATCACAGTCATAACAGATAGATCATCTGATATCCAAAAATACATCAAGCACTATAATCAAGATGTTTGATTGACTTTACAGAAAAAATTAAGTATAATAAAACAAATAACGGAGATTTACTAGATGTCAACTATAACGGAAGAATCAACAATAGTTTGGAGTAAGATGATGTGTCCGCAGTGTACGGCGGCGAAGCAGTTGCTCAAACTAAATGAAATCACCTATGAAGAAAGAATGATAGGCGATGGATGGACAAAGGAACAATTATTAGAAGCAGTGCCAACGGCTAGAACTGTGCCACAAATTATATTGAAGGGCAAATTAATTGGTGGGTATGATCAATTAAGAGCACACTTCAATAAAGAGCAAGAGGAAAAAGATGTCAACAATTAATGAAGGCGACACTATATCAATAAAATTAATGAGCGGTGAAGAAGTAGTTGCTCGTTTAATAAAAGATACCGAAAGACATCTTATGATACAGAGACCTATGGCGATAGTGAATTTATCATCGGGTATAGGACTAGGTCCTTTCATGTTCACCACTCCTAAATTTGGAGAAATGCCAATTAATAAAGGCAACATTGTAACCTATGTAAAGACAGAAGTTGCATTTGCTAAAAAATATGCAGAAGGCACGACAGGACTAAAATTCACTTCTAAATGACCGATAAAATAATAGCCACGGATTGCGATGGTGTACTCTTCAAATGGGAACAGATGTTCGACAAATACATGGCTGTAAACGGATTCGAGAAAAAAGTTCAGGACCACTACGAATTACACATGAACTACCAGATGCCTGTGGCAGAAATGAAGGTATTGGTAAAGATATTCAATGAGAGTGCCTATATGAGGTACCTTGAACCTATGGATGGAGCAGTCGAAAATGTCAAAAAACTTGCTGATGAAGGATGGAAGTTTCACGTGATCACTTCTCAAACTGAGGATAAGATTGCCAATCAAGCACGGAAAGACAACTTGAATGATGTTTTTGGAGATGTGTTTCATGATTACACATTTTTGGATACAGGTGGAGATAAAATTGAAGCACTCAAAACTCTTGTGCCAGGAACTTGGTGGATAGAAGACAAACCAAAAAATGCATTTGATGGTGCCGTTTTAGGTTTGGCATCAATACTACTTGACCTTCCGCACAATTCAAGTTATACTATAAACAAACA